TAAGTCGCCGATCTCGATGAATGTTACGGGATTCGTCTAATCCAGTCCTCTGCAACTGGCAAATGAAAGCCTGGTAAGAAACGGAGGCGGATGAGCAAGCTTTCGTGAGGACACCAGCCTCTACGCCGCCCATCGAAGCCGCTATGAAAAAAGCATCTGGAGCAGGGAAAATTGAGATGTGTAGGTAATGGTACCCCAAGCCGGGCCGCTGATTTTGAAAGAAATCAGCGGCTTGACCCTGTGTTGGGCATCCCGAGTTCCCACGTGCTCATTATGCTTTTTCACAAAGTGTCCAACACCATTTTTGCTTGGTCTCCCGCTATCGATTCAGTTACGCCAAGCATTATTCGGTGGATAAGTCGCCGGTGTTAACACGAAGGTACATAAACGACCTCAAATTCAATTTGACCATGCGCGGACCTTCGGACCTGATAGCTCCAGTTCACAAAAATGGAGCAGCCCATGTCTACGAACAAGCACATAAATAATCTTAACATCTTGCGCGAACAGCTAGTCGAACTGCGACGATCCCGTGCCGAGTACGGAGTGAAAGGTGATCCCGAGAACGCCGCACTGCATATCGCCGAAGTTCAGCAGCAGATCGAAGCTCTGGATAGAGCTATCGATGATGAAGTGGCGCTTTCGCCCAGTAAGGTCACGGTCAAAAAGATAAATTTTTGAGAAACAAAACTATGTGATGCACGAAGGTAAAGCATTCTCGGCGACTGCTCATAGCCAAACACGCCGTTGAGAGTGCACTAGTAATAGTGTTTAGACGTTGCTATCTAGGGTGGTGTTCGATTATTTAGAGGCGCCAATGGCAGAGCTTTCATCACAGCAGACCTCAGTCCAGTCAATTTATTCATGGTACAGTCAGGACAAGCTTTTCGTTAATAGACGTTACCAGAGAAAATTGGTTTGGACGTTGTTAGAAAAACAGAAGCTTGTTGAATCTATCATCAAGAAGTATCCGGTACCTGCTATTTTGATAGCCGAACGGGAAGACGATCCCGGCACGTATGAAATAATCGACGGGCTGCAACGGCTGCATGCGATAGTGTCTTTCATCGAAACCTCGTTCCCAACGGTGACCGGGACGTACTTTGACGTGGACCAGTTCCCTACGGCGAAGAGCCGAGCGGCGGAGGGGCACTTTATCCCGGAGAATGGCAAAGCGTTTCTCACAGCGCGAGAGATCGGCACGTTGTTGGATTATCCACTAGCTATCTCTGTCATGCGGAACGCGACTGAGGACGAAGTAAACGACGTCTTTGACCGGATCAACACCTACGGGCATCGGCTAAGCGAGCAGGAGAGGCGGCAAGCCGGAGTCCAGAACACATTCTCGAATTTGGTGCGCGAAATATCGTGCTCATTGCGTGGTGACGCGTCCAGCGACATCATGAAGCTCAGCCAAATGCCAGCCATAAGCATCGATTTGCCGATGACTAAGCATGGATATGAAGTTCGTGCCGAAGAGGTGTTCTGGGTGAACCAAGGCATCCTACGTGCGACTGACTTGCGTGACAGTATGGATGAACAGTGCATAGCGGACGTGCTGGCATGTGTCGTAAAGGGCGATATGATACCACGCTCCAAAGACGCATTGGATGAAATCTACCAAAGCGGAAGTGCCGGTTCGGAGACGATCCTTGCCGCTCTAGAGGTGTATGGAGCAGAGAACGCCTCTGATGAATTAAAATTTTGCGTTGATGAAATATTGCAAGTTTGCGCGGCGACAAAAGACGAAAAGCTTCGGGACATTATATTCTCAAGAAGGAATACAAATGCGTTTCCAGCCGTTTTCGCCACAATTCTGATAGCGTTCCACGAACTAATCGTCGGAGGGAAGAACAAGATATCCGACTACGCTGGTATTAAAAAAGCTTTGACCGGGCTTTCCGAGCGCGTAGTGACCGGTCAACGCTCAACGTCCATCGAAGAACGCCGGAAGACGATAAACACGATCAAGGGTTTGATCGCTGACTATTTTGTCCCTGCGGATGTTCGACCGGCAATATATGGCAATCACAGTACGATTGACATTGATGCAACTATCCGTCGGTCAGAAATTGAGCTCAGTCACTATGAGCTCAAGCAGGGAATGTTGAATCTGTCAGATCGCCGAGATATAGACGGCGATATTATCGATAAAGTGGTCCGGACGATCTGCGCCATAGCAAACAATGGTCCTGAGCGGCATGGCGAAATAATAATTGGCGTTACAGACAAGGACGCGGATGCGGATCGCATTCATAAACTTGATGGAATTATACCAAGGAAAGTGGGGAGGCGTTTTGTTGTTGGCGTGGACCGTGAAGCTAAAGCGTTGGGGATCACAGTCGAGCAATATTATAGCAGATGGAAAGACGGAATTAAGAAGTCGGAGCTTTCGGAACATCTGAAGGCATCAGTCCTTTCCAGCATAGATTACAATTCTTTCTACGGATTGGGCGTAATCGCCATTTCAATTCCTCCTCAGTCAGAGCTTTCGTTTGTCGGTGAAGAATTATATTGGCGTAATGGCGACACCACGCAGCTTGCGAAGGATCCTAAAACGATTGCAGCTGTCGCGCGGAGATTTTAGCCGTAACCTTCCGTTAGCAACTGGAATGGGGCGGCGTCTCGCCCTATTCACTACGCGTTGTTTCGCGAATAGCAAAACCATATTAACCAAGTCTTGGAAGAAAAGACTGGGGCGGGAGCGCCCCATTCAAAACCAACGGAGGCATCGCTTTCAGCGCTCTGCAAATCGTTTCGCGGCAACTCTTTTAGCTTGTTACGGCTTAGCCCTCGCCGTAATCAGATGCGGACCTCAGGAGCAACTCGGCGTCGATTTTACTTGGTTCGAGAAATCTCGGATGAGTTAGAAGCGCGTCGATAACGAAGCGGAGCAGCTCTGACGCTTTAATCCGCTCTTCCTCGTAACGCTTATCGGAACTGGGCTTTATCTTTTTTGACGGCTTTTTTCGTAGTCCATGCACTATTGATGATCGCGCATCGTAGACATCCTTCACCAACTTCGCGACGCTGAGCGGTGACCTTTCGCTGGTCTTAAGAAATGCCAGTGCACCGGCTCGCAATCTTAACTTATAGGATAGGGACTGGTTTTGGTCGTCTCCTAGGAGAAGCTCCATTCCAATTGTTGCATCGAGAACTGCGTCTGCTGCGTCCGTGCGCGTTAGGCTCGAATTTAGGCGCTTCACTGCCAATGTGACCGCCTCGTTTTGAGTGGCGTTCAAAGCATGATAGATGCGACGAACGTCAACAAGCTCCTCGCGGGTAACTACATCTCGACTTTCATTCCATCCATAGTCATCGAAATCGTCAGGGTATCTGCGAATCGTTGCGCCATAGAAGCGTGGCAGGTCGCAGTAGTAGTCTAGCGCCCAGTCATTTGGTGCCCAGAGAACTTGAGCGTAACCCGTCGCGATGCCAGCCGCAGTTCTAAGGGCTCCAAAAAACATATCGACGGCGTCTAACACATTGTCGGAGATATTGGAAAGGCCGCTCCGCGCCTCGTCGTGGGTCTCCAGCTCCAGACTCCAGTGATTGGAAACGAAGGCGTGAGTCGCCGCGTGCGCAACGCGTTTTGGAACCCCTGCCCCAAGACGGTCGACAGCAAAACGAGACAAGTGCATGCTCTTCGGGAGCCGAAAGATGTACGTACTGTCGGTTAACCTGAACCGATCAACTTCAAAGTGCGTAAGCGCGATAGGCACCACAAGGCGCATGCGTAAGGTTCTTTGGACCATCCCCATCACGATGGGCCAGATCAGCTTGTCGCGCCGGCCTTCAATCAAGGGAGTTTCGGTACCATAGCGATGTAGGTAACGCTCTACGCAATCGCCGACACGCATCGCCATCAGCCAGGAGTACGATTTGTCTTTGATGCCAAGATGTGTCGCGAATGTACTTTCAGATAGAAATGCAACCAGTGCCTCAAGCCGAGGCAGCTCAGTCTTTTCACCTATGTATCCGCCCAAGAGGCCCATAAGTGATCGCGGGCCTATCGAAGCGAGGAAGTGTTTTGGAGCGTCTCCGTAAGTTCCTAATTCGAACATCGCGGGGAAACCGCTATCGAGCACTGTGAAGCGAGGGTAATCGTGATGTGTTAGAGTCCGGACCGCCTGGGACTTCAGCGCCTTCTTTACAGCGCCATATTGCTCATCGAAAGCTTCCTGAAATAGCTCAAAGAAGCGGATTAGATCAGCCCTTTTTTTCGCGAAAACGCTTCCCGACAAGGCAATACCTCTAGAAAGAAATCTTGGAATTGATAGAACAACGACGTTTCAGAATGAAGAGGCCGGGCAATCGGCTACAGACGTTAACGGACGCCAATAATGACGGTGTTTTTAGCATCACGCGGACGCCGCTCTTGGCTCGAACAAGGTTTCAATTTTCGAAGCCAATGTTGACATTGTCATATCGTGAGCTTCGTTCCCCTTGGCGAGAATGATATACTGATAATTGAACGGGCTTGCGGGATTAAGGATCGCCTGGTGCGTCGGCATCGATATGCCGTGCGTCAAATACAAGTGAGGGTTTAACGGCTCAAACCAAGACCAAATTTCATACATCAATGCATCGAGTTGAGTGAGCATCGCCGTGCTGGCGGATCGAGGACCACCGCGTTCATTGTCGGGGTATCTGCCGACATATCTGTCATTCATGGTTCCTAAGATTGACGGCGTGGCCGTCGTGCGCCCCCTCACCTCTTGCGCCCACGCATAGAGGGCTGCGAGATTGTGCGCCTCGGGTAGCCCCGAGATTTTCGGAACAGCGCGGGTTTTCAGTGCCTTTTTGAGGGCGGCAATGTCGCTATAACGACCATCGCTAGAAATTATTAGGAAAGCTTTCAGGTATTTTTCAACGGCCTGATGTGCCGGTATGAACGAGGCAAACAGGCCGCTTTGTAGGCCCACCCGCGCGAGCAGATAATCATCTAGGCCAGAAAGCAACAGCATCATCGTATGCGTAGGCAGTGCTCGCAAAGCTTTGCTTTCCGTTTTGGATTTCAGTGTATATTCACGTTCCATGTTCTTATCCTCGGAATGCCATTTGGTGTGACCGCTGAAGCTACAATTGGTTTGTCACTGTTTTTAAGACGAGAGCTGTACTAGTTTTGAGCGCTCCCCATTCACGTAGAGACACGCCAGCCATAATATTGGCAGGTACGGCTGAAAGTGCATCAAGATTCTATAACTGCAACGCTCCAACATTGAAGACTTCCGGCCGCTTTGCAGATGAGTTATTTCAAAGCCCTGTAAGATCTGATGGACCGAGCTAGGTCGATTGACGCATCTGCGTTAACGCACGTCAACGCCCGCCTGATTAACCACCCAAGTCAGCAGCGGCGTTTTGTCAGCAAAAAACTTACAGAAAGCCCTTGCACTGTGTAAGCCAAACGCTTACATTGCCTTCGCGGGACATCAACAAGAAGGGCAGAATAATGGTGATTTAGGAGATGGCAGTGTGATCAGGTCTTTTAAGGATAAGGGACTAAGCGAACTTTTTGCCACCGGTAAAACGTCAAAGATTGATCAGAAAATGCAGCAACGCATCAAAGTTCGATTGGACCGCTTAGAACAGGCAGCTTCCCCCGGCGACATGAAGCTACCCGGCTTCAACTTTCACTCTCTAATTGGGTTTAATCCCACTAGATACACAGTTCACGTCAACGGCCCATGGTGCATTACGTTCGAATTCTTCGATGGCGACGCACATAATGTTGACTTTGAGCAATACCACTGACGGAACCAGCGCCAGCCATGCATTGTTTGTCTGGCTGGCGCAAAAACTAAACAAAGGCGACCCTAAACAGATTAACAACCAGAGAACGACGAACACTTTGAAAGGTGCAAGTTTTTTTACAGCTAGGAGACGAGAATGGCTTATGAGGTAGAGAGGCCCCTGACGAGGTGCCCATCTCATCCGGGCGCATTACTCAATGATGTCATCCCGGAGACTGGGAAGACCAAGGTGCAGATAGCAACCATGCTGGGTATTTCCCGGCAACAGCTATATGATATTCTTAATGAGAAGAAGCCCGTATCGCCCAACATTGCGGCGAGACTGGGCAAGCTGTTTGGTGATGGAGCCGCCGTTTGGCTCAGGATGCAGGCAGCTCACGACGCTTGGCAGGCAGAACATAATGTGGATTTGAAGGACGTACCCACGTTAGAAGTTGCCTAATACGGAGCTTACGACCAACAAGAAAGCCGCTCACCCTCATGAGCGGCTTTTTTGTATTTTGATAGCTACCGGCGATTGCTTGACTCCTTTTGCGTATGAGAACATTCATAGAACAAAAAGGAAGGATTAATGTCAGCGCCGCTCCTGAAATCAACCGAAATTCAAACCACGATCAGGAAGCCGCTTAGCTGGCCGATGCTGATTTGCTACCAAAATGAATGGCAGGTTTGCTACAAGGCGAAGGGAAAGCTTGACTGGCGAACGATCACCGCGTGGGTCTACGGCCGGGAAAGCATATTCTTTTGCGAAGTGGGGCAGGAGCAACATGTGGTGGACTTGCCCGACCCTAAAAAGGTGCCTTTCTTCGACACAAACTTTCCCTTCACTGTTGATGAAATCACAGACGAGGGCTTTCGATGCATGGGGCTTGCCGGCGCTGGCAACATCATGGCGGCTAATGCCGCCTACCAGGTCTACAAGCACAATATAAACGGCATCGTGCGGTTGCGACATGGCGGCCGAATAGTGCGGCGATCCGATGAAGAAAATTAATATCTAGAAATCTATGTCATCATCTGGCGAAACAGACAAAAGGGCTTCGTGCACAGCATCAACGAAAGCCGCCCGTGCGTCTTCCGGTCGATCATCTAGGCCGTTCTCCAGCACGGCTGAGCAGACCATGAGCGCCGTCACATAAGCCTGCGCATCAGTGCTTGCCGGCCATTTGTCGAGTAGGTATCGAGCCAGTTCTGTGACCGTCTCAAAGGTTTCGAAGTCACCCCAATTGATCGTGACCGGCTCTATTCTAAATTCGCTCATAGGAAGAGATTACACTAAAAACCGCGAGGTCTAATCAAGCCGGTACACGTCCGCGTTATCCTGCCGTTCTCTTAGCCCCTTATAAGCTGCATGGCGTAGCTTACGATCCGGCGTCATCTGCCGGAACTCAATTTCCGCAATAAGCGTCGGCTGCACCCAAACGACCTCACGCCGGCCAGAATAGGCCACGGGCGGCCTTTTCTTCCGCCAAGGTAGTTTATCGACCATCCGGCGCAGCTCGTTTGCGGCGCGCTCCTTGAAGCCCGTGCCGACGCTTCCAACATAGCGCAGCTCGTCGCCGTCATAGGCGGCCAGCAAGAGCGAGGCAAAGCCGCCGCTTGCCGACATGGAGGGTTCATATCCCACGATCATGAAGGGTTCGGACTGGACGCATTTCACCTTGATCCAGTCGCCAGTTCTTCCGCTCCGGTAGGGGCTGTTTCTATCTTTGCCGATGATGCCTTCAAGGCCGAGGCGGCAGGCATGTTCAAGCATCAAACCGGGATCGTCGGTTTCAACCTCTTCCGAAATGCGGATTGCGCCGCCAAAGCCCGTCAGCATTTCTTCAAGCAGGTGGCGGCGGCTCCTGTAAGGCAGCTCGCGCAAATCGCGCCCGTCGAGATAAAGAAGATCGAAGGCGTAAAGCACAGCGTTGCCGGCCGTCTTCTTGCCGCTACGCGCGCCAACAGCACCCAAGCTGTTCTGTAGCGCATTGAAATCCGAGCGCCGCCCTTGCTCGTCCAGGACGACCGCTTCGCCGTCGATGATGAAAGACGCCGGCCCGAGATCGCGTGCCGCTTGCTCGATAGCCGGAAACCGCGCGGCCCAATCATAGCCGCCGCGCGTCAATATCCGGACGCCGCCCGCGTCGGCATGGACCGCGAGGCGGTAGCCGTCCCATTTGATTTCCCAGCCCCATTTGTCGCCTGAAGGCGGCTTTTGCTTCAGCAGCGCAAGGGCGGGTTCAACACGCGCCGGCATTGGCTCCAGCGGCAATGCCGGCTGGGCTTTGTTTCGCTTGCGGATCGCGCGCGACTGGATGGGTTTACCATCATCGCGCAGCAGCGGTTTAGAGCGTGGGCGAGGGGGCTTTGTCATACCGACAGCCTGCGCCCGAAACCTTTACAAAGATTTGTCGGCAAGAGCGGGGAAAATCATTCCAGCGAACGCCGGCGGCCGATGCTGCAGCGTGAAACATTCGTTCGCGATCTTGTAATTTTATTGCGGCCGCGGATCCGCTCGAGCGCGCGATCGGCGCGAGAAATTAGAATGTCATTCCCGACGCCAGCGCCAGAAACGCAAAAAGCCGCCCGGCGTAACCGAGCGGCTTTCGTTCAAAGCAATGGCAGGTTCGGGATTGCCGGCTCTTTGCCATCAAGGATGACGACTTCGCCAACTTCTTTGCCTTCGCCGCCCCGGATGGTGTAGGTCAGCGAAACCGGCGTCATTGGATAGCGGCCGAAGATTTCCCGCACTTCCGGCCGGTCATTGAGTGATATCATGAAGCGGCCTTTGATCGTGCTGAGACGTTCGGCCATTTCCGCGAAATCATCCCGCTTGAAGACGTTCTTTCCATAATCGTTCTCGCAGCCATAGTAAGGCGGATCGAGATAAAACATCGCGCCCGGCCGGTCGTACCGCTCGATGAGCGTGCGCCAGTCAAGGCACTCGATCACGACGCCGGCGAGGCGTTCGTGGACTTCTTCCATGATCGGCGTTAGCCGTGTGACGTTGAACCGCGCACTGCCCGTGGTATCGACGCCAAAGGTTCGGCCGGAAATCTTGCCGCCGAACGCCAGCTTTTGAAGGTAGAGGAACCGGGCGGCCCTTTCCAGATCGGTCAGGGTGACAGGATCGCACGCGGCCAGCCGCTCGAATTCCCGCCGTGACGTGATCTGGAATTTCATCACCTCCAGCAGCTGGGGCAAGTGACGCTGCAGAATGCGAAAGAGCGTCGTCACATCGCCGGAAATATCATTGATGACTTCCGCGCGAGGGACAAGGCGTCGTCGGAAGAATACCCCCCCCATTCCGGTAAACGGCTCCACATAGAGATCGTGGGGGATTTGTTCGAGCAATGCAGCGATCCGGCCGGCAAGCTGCTTCTTACCGCCGAGATAGGCGGCAGGGGGAGACACCGGCCGCACTTCGGAAAACTGAAAGAGATTTTGCATTGTGTAAGACCATCTTTTCTGACAAACCGCCCCGGCCTGCGCAGGCGAAGGGTGCGGCAATGATCTTTGATGTTGTCGGGCGGGGTATGAGGCCAATCAGCACCCGCTGTTGCAGCCGCGAGGCTGCGACCACCCGAGGGCGGCAAAAGAAATGGGCCGGGTGGAAAACCAGCCGGCCCATGTTTTTGTAAGGTCAGGCGACCTTTTTGCTAAACCAGCGCTGGAACAGAACTTCCGTTCCGCGCGGGCCGAGATAGGCGAGCGCGGCAATAAGCCCGGTCGATGCGGGCTGGCTCATGCCGACGTATGACGCAAGGCCTTCACCGATTAGCGCCATACCCACGGCCACCGGAAATTCCCAAAGCAGTTCGCGCCCGAAAAACTTCCTGTTGCCCTTTCTGGCTTCATTGCCGTGCCACATAAAGCGGCCGGCAAGTGCGCCAATGATAGTTGTGAATGCCCCGCCGCCCCATGCGGTCAGCATTTCGTTGAACGAGTTGAACTTGTCCACCTTCAGCCCCTTGGCTTCCTTGAAGCTTTACGATTTCTATTTGCGGCAGGCAGGGTCTTTCATGCACTGCTGGTTGTTTGAGTGGATGGCAGGGCCAGCCGTGGCATCCTGCGAAGCCAGCCGGGCCGCCTGCGCATTTGAAAAGCGCGTAACCTGATATCCGCTGCCTTCAGTCGTCGCAGGCGCTGTCAGGCAACCCGCTAGAGCGCATGAGAGCGAGGCAACGATGGCGAGGCGCAAGATCGCGAAACGATGCATTGTTTTTCTCCATTTCGGTGATGCGTTGGAGCGCGTTCTTTGCGGCCTTCGCCTCGCCCTCTGCGCGCTCGATGGAGCGCCCTTCGTGCTTTCCGAGGTGATAGGAGCCAGCGGCGAGGGCGAACGCGCAGAAAAGCCCCCCAGCCGCCATTTTCAGCCATCCGGCATCCAGACCGAACATTACGGCGCGGCGCTCCGGTTGATCGTGATCCGGCCGGAACCTACAAGCCATGTCAGAACCACGGCTCCTGTCGTGGCAAAGACCAGGCTACCGAAGGCCCACGGATTGGAGATCGCGCCGAACAGGGTTGCGCCGCTTTCAACAACGCCCTTCAGATCGTCCACCGCGCCGAGGCCGATAGCGCCGAGGAAACTGCCGATAATCGTCAAGAGCGACTTGCTTTTCATGGCCGGCACATTGTCCGGCTGGGCATCGCGTTCGGCAACATCGTCCGGCTGGCCTTGATAATAAGCGACGGTCGCCGCCTCCAATGCATCAAGGAAGGACTTGTAATAGCCGGCGATCAGCTTCGCCTTGTCCCGGCCATTTACGACCGCACGCGCGCCGACCGGATCATCCTTCTTGAGATTGAAATAGTCCGTCAGCTTCTTGCCGGTAAACAGGCCTTCCAGCATGCCCACGATAGCAATCTCTGCGCTGATATCGAGATCGAGGGCGAGCGAAGGGTTTCCAACCAGGTCAGCGCCGATCCGCTCGCCGAGAATTTTGTAGTTTTCTTCGTGGGTGAGCTGGATATCGCCCCGGCCGAAATAGGCTTTACCGTTCGCGCCTTTGCGCCAGTACGGCTTGCTGACCTGTCCCAGCCGGCCGGCTTTGTACGCCTTGTCCAAAGCAGCGATTGCGCCGGCGTCGGTCGAGGCGAAGGTTTCGCGCACAGGCACCATCCGGCCGCCCGTTTCGTGAAATACCGACGCCAGAATGTAGGCGAGGGGGCGTTTATCCGGAGCGGGAATCTTGTGAGAATCCCAGCACCGGAACAGTGCATTCATGCCATCAATCTGGCCCTGCGTGAGACGGCCGCCAAAAGGCGCGCGCCTCGCATATGCGAAGAACGTTGTCGCATCCATAAGGATAACTCCGATTTTGATGAGGGTTGCCCAAAGGCGAGGGGAGGGATTGAACCTTGTGGTTCAAGCGCCCGGCGAGGCCGGGCTTTGCCAAGTCACGCGATGCGACCAGACAGGAAAGACCGGCGCTTTGCGCCGGCGATTAGTTATTTAGGGATTGATTCAGGATTAGCGCGAAATGAAACTCTGACGAGCGAAGCCCGCTATTGGCCCGTTCAAAGCTGACTGGACATACCAGCTATGGCCGCATAACCTAAATAGATGATATCCTATGAACCTGTTGCGGTTCAGGTCACAGCCTCGGCGCATAGTTTATGAATTACCCGACGAGACTCGTTATAATTCGTTTCACACTATGCCCCATCATTCCGGCGCCAATTCTTAGCGCAGTCGCGCTATTCACCGACCTCCAGACTTTCATAAGCACTTTTGAATGGTACTATTGGCTTCCAACATATGTAGGGATTACACTCTGGTTCGCTTTGGCGGCGCTTCTTTTTTTCGGAGTGCCGTCTCTCATGCTGGCGGTCTCCTGCGCAACGCTGAAACCGACACGATGCGCAAAGCATGTGTTCTTCGTATCCCTATCAGGCGGCGCATTGGCGTTCCTATTCAACGGTCTATTTCTACCGCCGATTCCAGGACTTGCAGCTTTCATTGCCGGGCTGATAACGTCCTCATTGGCCGCACTCGTTGCACTTCCAAAACAATCTGCTTTGGTTTCTGACTAAGCGTGAGCTTGTCAACCGACCGCATTTAGTTTTCGTCTGTGCGCCCCAGCCGAGGCGTCAGGAAGTGTGCCGGCGTTGCGGGTGTACCAGGTGCACTGTTTGGCGCGACCTTGCCGCCGCCTTCCGTTCCGGCTTTCGAGCCGCCAGCGCCGCCTGAGGAACCACCGCTCTCGTCATCGTCACCTTCCGTCGATGATTTGCCATCGTAGAGCTTGCCGGAAATGTCAGTGGTAAAGGTTCCTTTCGCGACATATTTATGCGTAGCCGTGTCGATGATGTAGGGCACGCCATCGAGGCCCGGCCGTATACCGGCATAAAGCAGGGGAGCGCCGGCGCAGATCGAAGTATCACCAATCACGGTGACCGATGTGCTACCCTCGCCGCGCTTCAGGCTTTTGGCTTTCGCCTGCGCCGCCTTGTCCGCTTCATCCGGCGATGAAAACGGCTCCGGAATGCGGTAGACGCTTTCGCCGTCCGCATCCGCATCCGCTTCGATTTCGACGCGCTGCGCCTTGTCGCTATCCTGATAGTAGGCAACCACCTTGCTGTATTTGGTGCGGTCGCCAATATCGAATTTCAGGCTACCGAGCTGCACCATTTCAGGGGTGACAATGACGCTACCGATATTGTTGCCGCTCGCCGATCTGCCCGAACCCAGCTTCGAAAACAGCAACCGGCCCTGCTTGATCGAGAACAGACCGTTATGCCGCTGGGCAAGCCGGCGCAGGAAATGAAGGTTGCTTTCATCCTGCTGGCCGATCCAGTCATAAACGAATTTCGACAGATCGGAGTCAATGGCCGGCGTCAGGCCGCTTTCTTCGGCGATCTGCGAGACGATATCGCCGAGGGACTTCTTGTCCCATGCCCGCTCTTGCCGTTCCTTCAGCTTGCCACTTCGGAAATCTACGGCTTTTCCGGAAATCGACAGGCCATAGGGCAGACAAGAGCCATTGATCTTGTCGGCCGTGAAGGTGCCGAGCGAACCGAGGTTCTGGCCGTAGCCCATCCGGACCGCAATGATTGCACCCTTGCGGGGCAGGGCCAGAAAATCGGGCGAGCCATCGTTCAGCTCGATATCGACCGTGTCGGATTTCAAGCCTTCCTTATCGGTCACTGTGATGGATTTCAGACGCTCATAGAACGTGCCGGCCACGGGCTGGCCGTCAATGGTGACTTCGACGCGTGGATGCATGGCTTAATCCCAAAGGCTGACAAGACGCGGTTGCGTCGTGGTCGACGGCATGGCTGGCATGATGATCGTGGTGCCGAGTGGCAGCACTACGCCCAGCGCCGCGAGACCCGGATTTGCTTCAAGCACGGCCTCGACGACTTTTTCCGTTCGGCCGTAATGCGCCAGGCAGGCGAGATCGACGGTTTCACCCTGCCGCGTGATGTATGTGTTCGACATGGCAAATCACCGGAAGAGATTGGAAAGGAAGCTTGTGGCGCGATCCAGAATGGAGCCACCGGGCAGGGGCGTTGTGTCCGGCTGGCGCTTGAGCTTGATGGTGTAGGCGTTGCGCGCAGCCTCGCCACGCGCGTTGTGGTGGGACTTATCTTCCTCAATGCCCTGCACCGTGAAAACGCCTCGAATGACACCCTCGACCGCATCACCCGTCACCAGCATCATGGGCACCCCGGCCAATGCTTCAGCGGCAATTCCGTCGAGCTGCGATTGCCCACCGAATTCCTCGGTGAAGATCACGCCGGCGATGGTGAGTTCGTCTGACGTTGGGCCGGTCCATTGCTGGGGGTTGAGGGTTTGCCCCACGGCCACTTCAGTCCATTGGGTATTTAGGGAGCGCTTGACACCCTGATAGCCGAAGCCCAGCGCCTCGAAACCGAAGCCGCCGAGCATCATTGACGTATAACCGGACATATTTTACCTCTGGCGACGCATGATGAATAAGAGGGGGAACAGCGGTGAAGCCAACGCTGATACTTGCACCGCTGCTGATTTTCGCGACCGTCGCGCTTGCCGCACCAAAGAGAAATTCCACTCAGGTTGCACTTGAGCTGGGAACGGTGCTGGCGGCCGAAGACTTTTGCGGCCTAAGCTACGATCAAGAGATGATCGCGTCATACATTGAAAAAAATGTCGCAGCCGACGACATGGGCTTTCCCTCGACGCTTCAGCTTTTAACGGCGGGAAAGCAGTCGGAACACAAAAACATGTCGGCGACCGCGAAAGTGGCCCATTGCACACAAATACGCAGGGCAGCCAAGGCGAACGGCTTTATTCGCTAGTCACTGTAAGAGCTTTCAACACCCTGCCGCACCTTTTCGCCGACTTGCGCAGCGGCTGCATTGCCGGCCGCTTCCGGATCGGAAACGCCAGTGATGCTGATCTGGTTGTGCACTGTGACGCTAACAGGCTCGCGGTTTGTCACCCTGACATCCTGCGTGCCATTCGGCTTCACCATTTCAGCAATCGAGCCAGCATCGATGCGAGCCAGAACCGGTTGACCAGAAGCGCTTGCCGTCGCCGGCGCGCCGCCTCCCGTGCCACCGACGCCGGAAATTCCCGCGTGTTCGCGAAAGCTGAAATCCGGTTTGGCGGCATCGCCGAACCAGAAGCTGTCCCAGCCAGAAACCCCCGATGCATCCTTGTTGAGGCCGAAGAGCTTCTGCAAAGCTTCCTTGTACTTTTGCTGGTTTTTGACCTGATCCTCAAACGTATCGCCGGGGGTGTCACCCAAACTTTGGACGGATAGGCCGAAGCCGAGCTGCGAACCGAAACCCTTTAGCCACTGGCCAGCTTGGCTATACCAGGGCAGAACTTCAGGAACATTGCCGCCGCCCCCACCTTTGGGAGCTTTACCGCCCGGTTTTCCACCGTCGCCACCCAACCCCGGAAACTCGCTCAAAGTCCCTATCGTCTTAAGGATCGAAAGCGCAGTACTCGCGCCTGAAAGAAGCATCAGCGCCCCCGCAAGCTTGCGAACCGTGCCGGCCAACATCGCTATGCCCGACGCATACAAAAAGAGCTGAAACCCGTAGCCGGACATTTCCGCTAGGAATTTGGCAAGCGGGTTATCCTTGATTGCGTCATTCAGTTCACGGAGCGATGCGCCCCACTCTTTTGCCCTCATGAAAATGCTGCCGATGCGGTCGGCCGCGTTTGGATCAACCGGTCCGACCAGCAAATCGCCCAAATCATTGACCAGTTCTTTTACGCCGCCGTCATAGCCGAGGCCCTGAGCGAAGCCTCTTATCGACGCTTTGACCGTGTCCAAAATTGTTACTCGGTTCCCGAGAGTATCGATGATTTCGCCGATGGCGAGCGCACCCTCCCGTATCGACGGCAACATGCCGTCACCCATTTCCGAGAACACATTCGAAATCTTGTTGCCCAAGAGATCGAGGACGTTGCGCGTGGTGTTGGCGCGCTGGACATACTCGGCAAAAGCCGATCCGGAATATTTCGTTCGGTCGGCCACGGATGCGAGCGCCTGGTCGAGCAACTGGATGTTGCCCACTAGCGGCATGAAGGCGCTGGCTTCATCACCGAAGAATTCTGACAGAAGCGAAGTCTGTTGATGCTTCGGAGCCTTGGCGATGGCTGTAAGAACCTTGCGCAAGGTGCCCTTGGCGTCTTTCTGCATGTCCTTTGCGATGGTGGGCAGATGCAGGCCGAGGGCTTTTGCCGCGTCACGCTGCGACTTCTTTGCAAAGTCACCTCTTGCCAGCGCGCGGATAACGTTCTTCATCGCCGTACCGGCCGTGCTGGCATCCGAGCCGGCCGCGATCATGGCGCTACCCATGGCCGCAACGTCTTCTTTCACAAAGCCGCTCATCTCGCCGATGGCGCCAACGCGCAGCATGAATTCGGTGACATCCTTGGCCTTGGACGCCATGTTGTTCGACAGATGGTTGATGGCGTCGGCCATATCGCCAGTTTCGGCGACGTTCAAACCGAGCTGGGTTTTCAGCTTGGCGAGGCTTTCGCCGGCGTCGGCCGCCGTCATATCGAAGGCAACACCCACGCGGGCGGCCATTTCTGCGAAACTTTGTAGATCCTCAGTCGCAACACCGGACTCGCCGGCCGCCGCGAACAGGGCTGCAATGTCGGTTGCGGCCAAAGGAATTTCGCCAGACATGCGCCGGATGCTACGGCGCATGTTTTCAAACTGTTCGTCCGTCGCCTCGACAACCTTTTTCACATCAGCAAAAGCGGTTTCGAACTCGATGGCAGCGCCGGCCGTCGCCGAAATACCTTCGGTCGCGCCGAGGTAGCCGGCACCCAGCGCGACGGCCTGCCCGATCAGCCCGCGCATCGGGGCAAACGCCTTCATCTGCTGGCCTTGCAGCCGGTCGAGAGTGCGGAAGATCGGGGCGGATTTTGCGACGACATCTTCCAGAAGGGAGATGCGCAGGGTGCTTTGCACGACAGACATTTTATTGCCTCATGATCTTGGAAAGCTCACAGGACTTTTCGAAATAGGCCAGCAGCTTTTTAGGTGACCATCGCTCAATGGCTTCAAGCGATGTGGAGTGACGTTCGGAGACGAAGACGGCGATCAGCCGCCAGTCGTGTCCTTCTTCTTCTCGTTTCCCAAGAGGCCGGCCGTCGCGGTGACGATCTTGGAAAAGTCCTTCGCACCAATCTTCTTGAACGCCGGCAGGGGCGTGTCAGAGATCGAGGCGAGGATCGCGGTCATCTTGGAAAGCTGGCCGGTCATCTGGTCGCCGATGATCAGGTCGCCCACAGTCGGCTCGCGGAAGGTCAGCTCGGTGATTGTGGTTTCGCCATTGGTGACGGGCTTGGCGAGGGCAACGGTTACAGTCTCGGTCATGGTGGAACCTCAAAGAAATGGCCCGCACGAAGCGGGCCGAATGAAAGGAAAAATTCGGGAGGGGAGTGACGCGCCCTTAGAGCAAGAGCGCGGTACGAATGTCGGCGTTTTGCGAAACACCGCCGACTTTGAATTCGAAATCATCCATTTCGTAGATTTCCTCGCCGTCGATTTCGAGCTTGTAGTAATTCACGTCCACGGCGTAATCGTTCGCCGCGAGATCGCCACCCTTCCAGGTGCCCGGATCGGGCTTGTAGAGCTTGCCGCGAATGGACATGACGGCGCTGTGCGTGGTGCCATCTTCATCGACGTGCGCGCCGGTAACGAGGAAAGGCGTGTCAGCGCCGGGCTTCAGGCCGAAGAGCTTCAGGATTTGCGGATCAAGGCCCGGCATCTTGAAGCTGAATTCCAGCGCATTGTAACCAAGGTGCACGTTGCGTTCCTTGATCATGCCGGCGTTGCGCATCCCCTCGCGCTTGGCTTCCGGCACGGGCGGCGTGATTTCGCCGATCTGTCCGAGCTGGCTTTCGCGGTCTGCCCACAGCATGCAGTCGCGAAGGATATAACGGGGAAGGGTTTTTTCTGCCATGTCTGGCTACTCCTTATGCGGCAACCGAGAGCGGGCCGGTTTCGATAAGCCCATTCACTTCATCCAGCAGAAGCCGGTAGTAGAGAATGTTGCGGTGAGTGGTGATGTGGATTTGCTCCATGATGCCAACAGGCTCGAACTCGACGTGCAGGAAGATTTTGCCGTTTGCCATCAAGGTCGGATCATTGAGCGCCGGGAACCAGCACCTGCCGCCGAGAATGTCATCGTTGTTCTTGAAGACGCGGAGCGCGGCGTTACCGTCCTCAATCATCATCTTCATATTCGCCTTTGTGAATTTGCGATCCACGTAAGCGAAATAGATATCCTCCAGCGACTCGTTGATCATGTCGGCCGTGGCGCGGACGCTATCGAATTGCCAGATCGGATCATCAATGGCGAGACGGCTACCCCAAGTGCGGAAGCCGCCACGCTCGTTGATGATCGTCGCCACCTGATTTTCGTTCAGGTAATTGGCATCATCCGGATACATGATCGTGCGGGCAACGCCGTCGATGGTACGGATGATCTTGTTCGAAACCGAACCGGACACTCCCTCACTGGATGCCACGACGCGAGAGCGCACGCCGGCGAACACAGCCGCAACGGGCTTTGTCACCGGAACGCCATTCACGTTCTTGATGACCTTCGGATCAATCGGCAGGATGCGGCCGCCATTGATCGTGCGACGGAAGCGCAGGGCCTCGGCGTTGGTCGTGTTCGGGCCGCTGATGTAAGCGCGAGCGCGGATTTTCGGGGTGATGGCATTCAGCGCAGAAACAAACGGGTTTGCAACGTCGCCGACATTCGCCGTCGCCTGCGGCAGAACCTTGGCACCATCAGCGCCGCCGCCCTCAAAGGTGATGACAGGCGGTTCCGAGAGCTTCTTGCCGGGCTTGACGACGCGGACGGCCACAACCTTATCCGCGTTGGTGCCCTCACCCATGACGGCTTCCAGTTCGGGTAGCTCCTTGCCCTGATCATTCCCGCCGCCCGTGGCCTTCACAGTTGGCGGCTCGGTCAGCTTGGACCCTTCAGCGACAACGGAAACAGACACGACGCCAGCTTCCACCCAAGCGCCAGTGTTGCCGGCCGTAATGATGACGCGCGGCTGGTAGCTCGTGATACCCTTGGCCCGGAGCGCCGCATAAAGACCGGTACGGGCAACAGCATCGCCGATCAGGTTCGCTTGCAGTTCCGCAGGATCGGCACTGTGTTCCACGCGGTTGATGATGCACCACGATCCGCCTTCGCCAAACACCGTCTTCACGTCTTCGAGCAGGGTGCCGTCAGCGCCGAGGCCGGTCGCTTGCGTCAGAGACGTGATGAGCGTCGGGGTATTAAGCGGGAAAGCGGCCGGATCGGCGTCAGGTGCCGTTCCGTTGATGAAAGTGATGCCTTGGCGCTGGACACGGAGAAGCGACGGGGTTTCCGTGCTTTCGGTCAATGTCACGCCATGCGCATAGGCCAGGTCAGCCATTATGGACTCCTTTGAAGTTTCCAGATTGTGAAGGGAGGGTTCCGGCTCATGCCCGGAAATGCGGAAACGCTCCGCCCGAAGGCGAAGCGCGGTCTTACAGATCAGGATGAGTTTCTGCTAAGCGATTTCGGCCTGTCGCCACATCGCGTCAACCTGCTGTTCAGCCAGATCGAGCGCGGCGGCAATCAGCATTAGCGTTGGGTGGGTGCGCTCAAATTCGGTCGCGTCAGCCCATTCGATCTCAGCTTCTTCCTTTTCCAACCCATCGGGCATCGCGGCGATAGCTGTCTCTACAGCGGCAAGGGATATGCCGTTTCGAACCAGCGTCAGCCGCAACTGGCGGCGGGTGATGGGATTGAAGACAGGAGGCTCGGGCGGAGCCGCTAACAGGCCGCCACCCTGGTAAAGCAACCCTTCCGCGATATCGCCCGCATCGGCATCAATGCCCAAAACGATCTTGTCATTTGGCACCATGCGGGATGGGTCCTGCTCGACGTTGGTAATCTTCAGGGATACCGGGTCGACCATCGCCCATGCGCCATAGATGGCGGTCAGGAAGTTACCCTGCTCGTCCCACGTTGTGAGGCCGCGCCGCAGGTCGTACCAGTCTTGGCCGTCCTCATTGGCAAAGAACTGGATGCCGGTCGTGCTGGTTAGCTTGAAGTGTCCGAAGTTGACGATTTCCATGTGTTTACCTCAAGCATTATGTGCCGTGATCCAGCCGCGCACCGGATCGAACAGTTGGAAGTAGCGGTAGTAGAAGTATTGGATTTGGAAGCTACCTACGGAGTAGCCGCCGGTGAGCGCCGCTCCAGCCGGGGCCTCCCACCATGTATTTTGGCTGTAGGCGTTCACCGTTCCGCGTGACACCCATCGGGAATTGAGGTTCGCCACGCGGTCATTCGCAACCGCCCATGCGCGGGAATCGGCGTGGGCGGCGGCGCGGTCCTCGATGCGGTTGTTCAAGTCGCCAAACTGTGACGTCCATACAGCACCGTCAAAGTTGACCGAGAAGCGTCTGCCGCCGCCCGAGTTGTCCCAAACATGGAAGCCGCCTTCTTCACGAACCTGCAACGTCCAGTCCCTAATGCCGGGATACAGCAAGCGCACAGACGGATAGGCCTTGTTGATGGTGATATCCCCCGTGAGGGTACCACCGACCAGCTTCAAATATCGCCCGTCGAAAAGAGCGGTAAGCGCGGCCTTGATATTCCCCCATGTCCACCTGAACATGGTGGACGTGCCAGATTTCGTGCCCGCCAATGCATCGCCGTCATCCGGCGTTGCAAGGCCATTCGCTCCTGCGATGGCTGCGCCGACCGTGGCGGTTGCGGTCAGCGCCGGAAGATTAGCCAGCGGAACCTTGCTGTCAGGGCCCAGCGGAGCAATGCCATCAGCAACGTTTTTCTGATCGGCGCGCAGATAGTCGGCGAGCTTGGTATCCACAGCTTCCGAGGCATCCTGCATGGCATCCTGCACGGCCTGCGCTGACGCGTACCATGCGGCTTCTTTTCCGCCGAGCTTGAGGGCGTTCGGCGCGGTACCGCCGACAATGATCTGGTCAATCTGTTCCTGCGCGAGCGAAATCGATTGC